TTAACCGTATTGATTTAATTGCCAAGAAAGAATATCGGACACTTTGGATTCAGGCGACCCTTGATTCGGGAATTGGACGAAAGGTGGAGAAATTAAAGAAAGTGCCATGGAATATTCATGATGAGGTGCTTATCTTTCAGAAGATTAGTCGAGATGAGGCAGTTATCAAAAAATATTCTGTTGTAAGACAAGAGGTGGATGAGGTAGGGAGAATTAAGAGAAGGAAATTTTACCCCATTGAAGGGGAATATGAATTATAAGGAGAGGGAGAATGAAAAACGAAGAATTCTTGGAAAGCTTAATACACAAATCAGATTTCTATATTGAAGACACTATTAATCGCATGAAAATATTTATGATAATTAAAAACAATTTCGAGGACGAGCTTATTCAGTATTTTCTAAAAGAGGGAAAACGAGAAAGCAGTCTTTGCAGAAGAATGATTGACCAATTAATAGAAAAATATGTTCCAGGAATTGATTATTTTTCGAGTTCAGCCTGGAAAGATTTTAGAGAATTTATTATTGAGGCAATTCAATTTATTGCTGAGTATAAAAAGGATGAAATAATTAGGATAAAGAAAAAACAGTTAGAGGAATTAAGGAAAGACATTGAAAAATTAGAAAAAGAACTAGAGAAAGAGAAATGAACTGTATCTATTGTGGGAAAGAAGTAAAGGGAAACATAAGAAAAGACTGTGATATAATCTGCGGGCGTTGTGCCATGAGATTAGTTAAGTATATTCAGGGTCTAGAGGGGGAATTTAAAACTGAAATAAAGAACAAGAAACAGGCTTTAGCATTAGAACAAAAACGCTATGAGAGCCTCGCTGAGAAGCGGAAAGAGGCTTCTAAAGGGTTTACCCTTAGTTTGGGCAACAACTCGTCTCTACGGGTGTCTCAGGGCGTTCTAGAGGGTAATTTTGAGGGGGTCAGTGACTCTAAAAAATGGTGGGAAGCATGGAAAGGAATTGATAGGAATGAACTGCCTATTTCTTGGGATGATTTATTAAGGGAGGTATAAAATGATTAAACTCTTTTCAATCTTATGGGCGATTAATTTATTATTATTGCTTTGTGCTTTTGTTTATCTGCGGTCAGGGATAGAGGAATTGAGGAAAAAATCTCATATGGCAGTAACAGTTAAGAAGTCAAGGGAGGTTAAACTTGTTCATTTTATTTCGATAGATAAAGTGGTAGAAAAACTGTTAGGATACTTTGGGCTGGAAGTTTATTATACACCAAGTCAGCAAGTGTGGACTAAAGAAAAGTTAGAAATAAAGAAAAAATGAACACAGAAGAAAAAGACGAATGCATGATTACCTTTGAGGCTTTAATGAATGCCCGCAAATCATTCGAGGAAACGCTGAGGGAATATGGTTATGATTCAGCCTATTGGGACATCAAGTTTATTGCTTATCTTGTGGATGAAAGTTTTAAACAAAGATTAAGTAAGATTGAATACGAATCAGAATTAAAAAAGGAGGGTTAAAATGGAAAGATACCCAGAAGACAGGGTCTTTTATATTGAGGCAACAATAGGGGGAAAATTTAAGAGTTTTTTAACATTAGCCAGAGATAGAGAAGAAGCCCTCTTGCTCTTAGAGGATTATAGCAGGGAAGCATGGGATAACCTGGTGACAATAGTTGATATGGGGCGATGGGGAGGCGTGCCTGGGGTAAAAGAAGGGCTAGAGAATGATGGAATAGTTGTTGCTTTTGATGAGCTAGATGTAATGGACGAGGAAGAACTTAATAAGACCAATGCCAAAAGTAAGAAAGACTGATAGGTTTCTTATTGGCGATTTCTTAAGCCAATTTAAGGGTGTTAAGGTATATCGAAAGACTGATGACGGTTACACTAATGATGGCTGGTATATCCATTGGAATCATGTTTATAATCGAGTGGGGATTGCCCCGTTTTTCGATTGGAACGGGCAGATGCACTGGAAAAGGACTCAGTCTGCTCATAATAAAAGGAAAGGTAAATATATGGTGGTTTATTTTCCCGTTGAGTATGTTAATGAAATAATCGAGGCGATAAAAATAGTGGCCAATGACCCTGATAACATTCCGCAGGATGACGATGTAGAATATGGGAAAGATATAAAGGAGTTACTTTAATAAAAGGTGAAGTCATGACCTATCAATTAACACCTAAACACGCAAAACTTTGGCTTCCCGTAGTTAAGGAATTGAAGGAGTATTATGAAGGGAAGAATGATAAATTTGAGAATGGTTGCCCGTTGTGTGGTATGGCTGGTAAAATTACAAACCAGATTTATAAACAATCTGGAAAATGGCTTATAAATTGTCTTGTTTGTCTGTGGTCTATTTTTGAAAAACATTACTGTTTAGCGCTTGAGAAAGATGTCTTAGCTTTAAGAGAAAAAAGAAATCCCGATTGGTGCAAACAATCCATTAAACGACTTAAGCGATGGGAGAGAAAATTAGAGAAGATTATAAAAGAAAAAAACACGGCGAAAAAATTAATATCCCGTTACAGGATTACGAGCAAAGCTAATCATCCTGTTTCTTTTCTTGTTTAGTTCTTCTAATTCGGCCACCTTCTTTCTCCTGCCAAAGAATTTATAATACTTGCTCAGCATATCGAGTAAATCCACGGTAAAAGAATTCGGATAATTGATTATTTCAGCCTTCAATTCAGTCATTGAACGATGAATATATATCTCGCCATTAAACATCGGATTGATTAGAGCTTTAATATCTATATTTTTGGCATCCTTGGTAACATTAGCTTCCATGGGGGAAATCGGGAGATAGACTCCCTTTTCTCTTGCGGCCTCTAAGATGTCCTTTCGTATGTATTCTTGGGCGGCGATTGTTTCTATCTTCCAATGAACAACATTGCATTCTTTGTGAGCCTTGAATATCTCATCTATAAAGATAGAGGGCGTTTTAAGCTGTTTAGCCCATGTATAACGAACAAATTTTTTAATAGAGTTTTTAGGCTGGCCAGCGACTAGGATGGCATTCCTTGAGCTTCTCTTGGTGAGTTTCTTCTCAGTAAACCCCCCAGGGTCAATAAGTCCATACCAAAGAATAGAGCCGACATCAAATTCCTCTTTATCGTCATCACAAACTATTATATCACGCCCGTTTTCATCCTTTTCAAAATGATAATACCTTATCCAATCAGCCTCAAAAGCATTAAACCCTTCACTACTTTGAGGCATATTCATATGTTGACACCAGAAAATAACCTGTCGTTCAGGATTGGATTTCATTTCTTTGTAAATAGAAGTAGGAAAGAGTGGAAAATTGCTCTCGTTTTCTTCAACTGTGGGATTGTTAATATAGACAATATTGGATTGTCGCCTTTTTTGACTCAATTCTTCTGCTTTAAGGCAGGGGACTATCTTCCATTGGTATTCTGGGTATTTCTCTTGGATATAACAAAAGAAATCACCCATTGCCCAATGAGTTCCTACTATCTTAATACGACTACCATTGGCATCAGTCCAATCAGGATTCTCTAGAAGCTCATTAACATTATCAAACCAACGAATAGCATCGTCTAGGATAGATGGTGACTCGATAGCCCTTTCTCCAACAAGGTCATCTATATGAATTATGTTGTAGTGGCCTGATTGTGCCGCCCCGCCTACGCCAATAGCCTGAATGGATGGCTCGGCATAAATACCTCGACAAGGTAAATCCATGGCTGTCTTAGACCAGCGATTCTTTTTAGTCCATTCTTCTGTAACTTTTGCCAATCTATCATAATAAACTTTTCTCAGTAACTCATTATAGAGTAATTGTTTCTGTATCCATTCCATAAAGTTAGTAACTAATCGTTCGTTTTCTGAGGCCACTAGTTGACGGACTTCAGGATTTTGGAGATATTCCCAGACAACATTCCATCTAGTAAAGACCGTGCTTTTAAACCACGCCCTAGGCATAGCTATGCCAATACGCTTGTTAAGGGGATTCTGGATAAAATCACAGACAGGCTTATGAATCTCTTTAGATATATCGCCGCCAGCTTTCGGGACAGAACCACCGATTATCTTGACAAAATGATAAAAAGAGGAATCACAAAGTTTGCGTAGGAAGGCAATAGAGTATTTCATGGTTAATCATCTTAAGGACATTAACATCAGTTAACCTGTAATTGAAAGTTAACCGCTTTCTTTACCAAGCAGTTCTTCCAAGTATTTTTCTTCTTCTGGCGTAAGTTGTGGCTCTTTCTTTTCAGCTTTTTCTTTCTTTTCTTTAGTAGTCTGCTTCTCGGGCTGGAGAATACCTAGCATACGACTGATAATCTTAATGGCTTCATTCTTATCTCGATTGCTAGCATCAGGGTCATCTCGAATGGCCATAGCGACTTGTAAATTTTTTTCCCATTGGTCAGAATGTTTCGCTCGCCATTCGGCTAATGCTTCTTTTAAAACTTTCTGTTTCAGTTTTTCCATTGATTTT